ACGTACTACAAGCTCGGCTTCGATCCCGCCATGAGCACGCCCGAGGCGTGGGCCATGCTCGCGATCAAGGCGGAGATCGTCTTCAACGGGATTGCCCAGGGCGGCATGGACATGGGCGACCCCACCTTCGGCACCGGCACGGACGCCAAGGTCAGGGAGTTCCAGCGGTCGATCCCCGGTCTCGAGGACGACGGGGTGGTTGGTCCCTACACGGCTCACCACCTGTTCAAGAAGCGGATCCTCCAGGTCGAGACCACGCTGAAGATCGAGCCGGGACTGCTCTGCAAGACGAAGAGCCTCGAGTCCTCGGACGACCCGGCTGCCCTCTCGGACGACCTCCACGACCGTGGGCCGATGCAGATCAACAAGATCAGCCATCCCCAGGTCACGGACGAGCAGTGCTACTACCCGCCGTTCTGCTTCACCTGGTCCGGGAAGTACCTCCGTTCGGCCTACGACGGCATCCTGACCACGGCCGGCCGGAAGGACTGGGATCTGGCGCTGGCCAGCTACAACGTCGGCTGGGCCGGAGCTCGCCGGTGGGATCTTCAGGGCCGGCCCCGGACCGCGACGGCCGCCACCTATGTCCGGGTCGTGCGGGGCCGCGTCTGCTAGAGCGGGATCTCAACGTTGTGACAGTACCGGCGGCCGTTTGAGGACCCCGCCTTCAGTGACCGGTACCTATGGAGCTCGCAGAGACCATCTTCTAGCGCCCGGAGCGATAGATCCTGGCCCTCGTAGAAGGGAAACCGCCGCCTTGCCAGCTCGTCGTGGTGGATCCGCTGTAGGTCGTGGATCAGATACCGGGCGTCGTTGGGCTTGACGCTCCCCTGGAGCATCCACGAGAGACAGGCGATCGAGCCGGTATGGGGGAAGACGGCGCTGTCCTCGGTGTAGTCAACCACGTCGGTGTAGGTGAGGTCGCAGGCCACGATGTAGGCAGTGAACGGTCCGAGCCCCGGCAGTTCCTGCAGCATGTCGTAGACGTCTGACATCTCGAACTCGTGAAGCCGCTTCTCGACCCCTGGGAGAAGGTTGGCCCAGTCGTACGAGGCCCGTACGCTGTTATCAATAGGGTCGGGTCCACCCATGTTCATGAAGGGACTGGTCCGGTACGCCCGGGTGTACGGGTTGATCCCCTCCAGGAACGTTCGGGTGTTCATCGGAAGCGGTCCGTCCAGTGGCAGGAGCCGTCTCGCTGCCTCGATGGTGTTGAAGTGACGGTACGCCACGAAGTTGAGGAGGATGTTCCCCGGTTTGAGTTGGGGGAGCAGCCTCTCTCTCAGGTATACCGTTCCGGTATCAAGCTCACGGTACACGTTCGGGAACTGCCAGTCGCGTAGGATTGGATCCAGGGTCCAGGGCCAGGGTCGGTTTAGGACGTGGCGGCGGTGGTAGATTAACTGACGTTCGGTAAGGTAATCCCACAATTGCGCCTGTCGTTCATGATACAGACGCCAGTCGCCAGCCATGTGGACTATTCTAGCTCGGCTCCTATACTATGTGACCTATGGCAACTGAAGAGATTGCGTTCCCATCTACCCGTCTGGTCGAGAAGCTCTTTTCGCCGGAAGGGATTGGCGCCCCCGGCGAGATCATGGGTCTCGAGCTTCCGGGTGGTGCTCACTCCGAGGACCCGCTCCAGATCCGCGTCCACCTCTCGAAGGGACGCGACGGCGATGGCCCCCAGGTCATGGTACGTACCATGGTCAACGACGGGGGCACCTCCTACCTGTCTCAATATGGTGGTGAGTTCAAGGACGGTGCGGCTGCCGCGCTGTTCGTGAACGCCATCGTTCGAGACGTCAAGGGGGAGTAGTGGCCTCCCAACCGATCATCTCCGCGAGCGTACCCGTCGACGTGGTGCAGAGCCTTGACGAGATCGCGAACTTGCGCGGGACCACCAGGAGCGTGGTCATCAACCAGCTGCTGCAGTTCTCGATCGATCAGTATTACAAGGCCCAGGCTCGCAACGGCCTTCACGAGGTCCCCGCCAACACGTAGTACGGTTCTACTCGAATGGTTGAAGTATCGACACACCCCAACCCAGTTCGTCCGGGACGTAGGATGGGTACGTCATCTCTCTCTCGGAGTCTCAGGGCGGCCTCGTGCCGCCCTTTGGCTTTTCTGGGCTACACTCCGGTCCCAGGAGGACAAGATGGCTGACGGCGAGAAGCGAATCTGCGGTGCCCAGACCCGTTCTGGGGCGAAGTGCATGCTTCCGGGTATGGGCAACGGGCGCTGCCGCCTCCACGGTGGCATGTCGACGGGGCCAGTCAACCCCCGGGTGAAGCACGGTCTGTACCGGAAGCACATGAGTCCGGAGGAAGCCGAGCTGTTCGACGCGCTCAAGAGTGACTCGAACTACGCCGACATGAGGGGCGAGGCCGCGGTCATCCGTCTGGTCATCGCCCGCTGTCTCAAGGCCATCCTCTCCGGCGAGGAGTACCGGGTTCCGATGCAGACCCTCCCGGGCTACGTCGAGAAGCTGGTGAAGATCCTCGACCGCCTCGATCCCTCCGGCGCCCAGCCCGGCAAGACGATGGGCGGCAGCATCGACGAGGAGCTGCAGCAGATGCTCAAGGAGGAGACCGAGATGCAGGAGGCAGAGGCCGAGCGCATCCGCGATGAACTGTGAACGGACCACGTCAGCTCAACACCCGAGACCAACGGCTCCACGACTGGTTTAGTAAGCGGCTCGGGCTCTACATTCCCACCAAGGCGGTGTGTGATCACCACCACGCCCCCTGGGAGTTCTTCGCCGATACCTTCTACGAGCGCTATCCCCAGATCATCGGGATGGCCTGCCGCACCGGTGGCAAGTCGCTGGGAGTGGCCGGCCTGAACGTCGCCGAGATGACGCTGAAGCCCAAGTGCGGCATCGTCTCCCTGGCGGGTAACTTCCTCCAGGGCAGCCGCGGCTACACCTACGTCATCGACATGTTCAAGAACGATGACGGCCTCAAGAGCAAGCTGGACGGGCCACCTCTGAAGGCCAAGACGAAGCTGAAGAACGGCTCCACGCTGGAGATTCTGACCGCCTCGGAGCGGTCGGTCCACTCCCCGCACGTTCCCAAGCTGAGGATCGACGAGGTCGACCTGGTGACCGCCGAGATCTACCAGGGCGCGTTGTCGATCCCCATCTCCCAGCACGGCATCAAGTCCGGCATCGCCATGACATCAACCCGGTTCAAGGCGTACGGCATGATGTATCACCTGGTCGAGGAGGCTCCGACGAGGGGTATCGCCGTTCGGGCCTGGTGCGTTCGCGAGATCATGGACCGGTGCCCCTACCGGCCCGAGGTCTGCCCGATGCGCAAGTGCGAGGGCTTCTGCGACGGCAAGTGGTGCAAGCGGGCCGAGGGCTACTACTCCGTGGATGACATCTACGGCAAGTTTCTCTCGATGGACGAGGAGACATGGAAGACCCAGTGGATGGTCGAGAAGCCGTCCCGCTTCGGCCTCGTCTATGACATGTTCGGGGAGCACCACCTCGTCACGGACGACGACCTGCCTCCCCACCTCAGGGTCGAGGACCTCAAGACGCCTCAGGGTGATATCCAGCTGGACTACCGGATCAAGCCCCGGTGGGACTGCGAGTTCGACTGGTTCGGGGCGATCGACTGGGGCTACGAGGACCCCGCGGTGTGCCTCCTCGTCGCCAGGACGAAGAACGATGACATCTTCGTGATCGACGAGCTGTACCAGCAGCACCTGAGCCCCTCTGAGTGGGCCGACCGGGTAGTCCGGAAGTTCCCGATGCTAGTAGCTCGCATCAACGACCCCGATTGGGACGAGCATGAGATCGCTCCCGTCTACTGCGATCCCTCCAACCCGGCTAACGCTCAGGAGTTCTCCTTCCGCAACGTGCTCATGGCGACCCGGCCCTATCAGATCCAGGAGGGCATCTCGCTGGTTCGCCGGTTCCTCAAGCCGCCCGGGGACCAGCTGCCCAAGATGTACGTTCACGAGCGGTGCAAGAACTTCCGTCGGGAGATGAACGGGTACCACCTCAAGGAGGGCACCGACATCCCCGCCCCAGGTGACGACCACGGCCCCGACGCTATCCGGTACCTCATCAACGGCATCTTCATGCCCGTTCCGAGCAAGATCGAGACGCTCATGACCTGGACCCCCGAGAAGACGCGTATCAATCAGGATTTGGATCAACACGTTCCTGGTTCGCTTCTCGACTGATGATGGTATAGACTACGTCTGTGGACCAGCGCGACATTCTCCTGCTCGACCATACGGTTGACAACATGATCGAGGTCGTGGACAAGGCCCTGGACAAGGTCAAGCCAGGGGACGAGAACAGCTGGGAGGAGTACCACCGGACCGTCTCTGAGTCGGTCGACCAGGTGATCCAGCAGCTCAACTCGGACCAGTGGGTCAGTCTCACGAACGGTGGCATGAACGAGGCCACCCCCGACCTCAACTATGCCGAGCGGGTCAAGCTGATCCGTCTGGCCCGGCTCTACTACCTGAAGGATCCGCTGATCCACCAGGCCGTCAGCCTCATCACGAACTACACGTTCGCGGATGGGTTCCGCTACTCCTGCAACGAGGAGAGCTGGAAGGCCGAGCTCGACGACTGGTGGAACGACCAGGACAACCTGATGGAGCTGACGAGCCAGCAGGCCCAGGAACAGAAGTCGATTGAGCTGATCGTCGACGGCGAGGTGTTCTTCGTCATGTTCCGGGAGTCGGACGGCCGGGTGAAGGTCCGGACGCTGCCGCCCGAGGAGCTGCCGGAGATCATCACCTCCCCGGAGGATTATCGCCGGAACCTGTACTACAAGCGCATGTGGACGCCCCAGGTGTTCAACTTCAAGCAGGGCCAGTACGAGGCCGGCAACCAGCAGGTCACCACCTACTACGCCGACTGGATGAACTACGAGCCCGGCAGGTGGGGCTTCGAGAAGGACATGCCCAAGCTGCAGGACGGGGTTGTCTACCAGATCGCGACCAACCGCATCTCCCGTCAGAAGCGGGGCAACACGGAGACGTACCCGGCGCTGGACTGGGTGAAGGCCCACCGGCAGATGCTCCAGGACTGGGTGACGATCGTCAAGGCGTACTCCACCCTCGCCTGGAAGGCCAAGATCAAGGGCGAGGACGGACGAGACCTCCAGCGCATCAAGGACAAGATCGCGATGGCCCTCCCCGCCTACAACGCGGGCACTGGCCAGCTGGCCCAGCCGGCCGGTACCGGTGGGGTCATGTTCGAGAACGACCAGGTGTCCATGACGCCCATGAAGACGGCCGGCATGGCCACGGACCCCGGCGACGCCAGGCAGATTCGCCTGATGGCCGGCGCGGGGCTCGGCATCATGGAGCACTACTTCGGCGACGCGGGCAACGCGAACCTGGCAACGGCGCAGGCGATGGAGCTGCCGATGCTGAAGAAGTTCGCGGCCCGTCAGCGCTACTGGGAGGACATCTTCCGGAACATCATGAACTACGTGATCGTGGCGGGCATCGAGGCCGGCCGCATCCCCGGACAGGTGGACTTCAACCACAACACCAAGGGCCTGCTCGTCTCGAAGCGGATCGTGAAGCAGAACGACAAGCAGGTCGTCGTCATCCAGGCGCCCGCCATCCTCCAGAAGAACCTCGCCGAGGTCAGCCAGGGCCTCGTGCCGCTGGTGGACAACTCCCTCGTCCCGTGGGAGGAGGGCGCCCGCTATGCGATGAAGGCTCTCGACCTGGAGAACGTGGAGGAGGCACTCGTTGAGCTTCGGAAGGAACGAGCAGAGAAGGAAGCCAAGGCAATGGAGCTCGCTCGGATGGCGGCAAAGCCGCAACCGAACAGTGATCCGAATGCCGAGAAGCCGACTCCGCCCGCCGACGCTCCTCAGGCCAGTGATCCTCCCCCTGGCCAGGCGAGCACAGACTGAGTACGATCGTAGGCGATGGGAGCAACGATGAAGCGGCACCAGGTAACTACGTCCTCCAGCTCGGCGAACGTCGCGATCCTCTTCGAGGGCGAGACGGTGTACCCGATGAGTACGGGATTCATCCTCGTGCCGGCGGAGGGCGGTCTGTCGCTGCAGGTCGATTCCGATCTTCCTGAGTCCGAGACGATCGTCAACGCGTTCCAGAAGCTGATGGACGCGTCCCGGGTCTACATGGAACAGCTCGAGAACGACGCGCTCACCGAGTCGGGATACAACGACTGCTGCTGGGCGGGCAGGGATGCTCGCAGCGCGGTCCTGAACATCATCGACAAGGAGGTCGCCCAGTCGGGCGATCCCGCGACGGTCGACAAGCTCCAGACGATGTTCGACGACCTCAACACCTACGTCCGCGACTACCTCAAGATGGACTATGAGGAGGATCAGGCGCGGCAGGCGGCCATGGCGACCTACCAGGACGGCATGGGCATGGCGATGGAGGAGGCCGGTAAGTTGGTGGAGGTCGCCGAGTCGGCGCCCCTCAACGCGTCGTCTCGCCGGAAGCATGCCACCGTGGTGAGGGCCAAGGCGGACGGGACGAAGGAGTACAAGTTCCCGATCCCCGACAAGGCTCATGCCCGGGTGGCACTGGCCAGGATCAACCAGTCTGACCTGACCGAGGGTGAGAAGGCCCGTGTCAAGAAGCGCGCCTATCGCGTTCTCGGCCAGTCGCCGAAGAAGGTCAAGGAGTCCGACATCGATCAGATCGAGGTCCGCCCGGGCAATTCGAAGGGCGACGACAACTTCACCGCACTCGGCGAAGCCGAAGATGCTACGATCGGAGGCAGCATGGACGATCTTCAGCTGGTGACCATCGGTGAGGCGACCAAGTTCGACCTGGCAAAGGGCGAGCTCGAGGTCACCTTCATCAAGCCGGGACTCAACTCGTCCGGCAAGCGGTTCTACCCCAAGGAGACCATCGCGGAGGGCGTCAACGGAGGGCTGTTCAACGGCCTGAAGATGTTCGTCAACCACGCGAGCCTCCAGGAGCTGTCCCAGCGTCCCGAGCGGTCGCTGACCGAGTGGGTCAGCACGGTCAAGGAGACGTGGACGGATCCGGCCACGGGTGACGGCAAGGCGAAGATCAAGGTCGTCCAGACCTGGTTCAAGAACTTTCTCAAGGACCTTCAGGAGGCCGGCGCGCTTCCGGACATCGGCCTCTCGATCTTCGCCACCGGCAAGGTCAAGCCTGGCAACGTCCAGGGCAAGTCCACCAGCATCGTCGAGAAGTTCCAGTCGGCGATGAGCATCGACTGGGTGACCGAGCCGGGAGCCGGCGGTCGGGTCGACGCGATCTGGGAATCTCACCAGCCCATGATGATCAAGGAGCAGGAGCTGAACATGCTCAACTCGATGAAGGTCGACGACGCCCTGAAGGAGCTGCGGGAGAGCCGTCCCGACATCCTCGAGGCGATCCGCGGCGAGTTCGCCGCGACCCAGCAGACCGAGGCCGAGAAGCTGGCCGAGGCGGCCGCTCGCAAGGCCGACCAGGACCGCATCGCGGCCCTCGAGACCAAGCTGGCCGAGTCGGACGCGAAGACCGCGACCGAGAAGGCTGCCCGCGTCGCCGCCGAGTACAAGTCGATGGTCGACGCCGCACTCAAGGAGTCCAAGCTTCCCGACCTGGCCAAGAGCCGGATCGCGGCATCGCTGGTCGAGCCGGCCCTCAAGGAGGACGGCGAGGTCGACGAGACCAAGGTCAAGGAGTCCGTCGCGACGGCCGTCAAGGCCGAGACCGACTACGTGGACGCGCTGCTGAAGGCCCAGGGCAAGGGCAACGGCATCACCGGCCTCGGCGAGTCCGCCGGCGGCGAGGAGCAGCCGAGCGGCGAGAAGAAGACGGCCACCGAGCTCGTGGAGGCTGACATCGCCAAGCGGATGGGCGTCCCGCTCACCGAGGCGACCCCCGCCGCCACCAACGCCCAGGCCAAGGCCGACGCCGACATCGCCGCCGCGCTCGCCACGGCCTAGTCCTGACCCGACCTTCCTGACAGGAGAACTCACGCACCATGGCTGACGAGACCACCGCCGAGCAGGCCGCTGCCAAGCAGCTCGCCGAGGCTCAGGAGAAGCAGCAGGCCGAGGCGGCCAAGGCCGCCGAGAAGGAGGCCAAGGAGATCGCCAAGTCGGCAGAGGCGAACCGGCCCGAGCCCGAGGCACCGCCCGAGGAGGAGCCGGAGAAGAAGGAGAAGACGACCTTCATCGTCTACAAGGCCGTGAAGGGCATGCCGTATCCCGGCAAGTACCTGACGGTCTCGCTGGACGACCTGGACGAGACCATCGTCCTCGAGGACGGCGTTCCGGCCGAGCACCCGAACAGCGTCGCCAAGGCGGCCTGCGCGCTCGAGTCCCCGTCCTACACCATCGAGTCGGCCTGAGGCCGCACTACCCTTCCCGTCCCACCTCTCGGTCTTAGTTGCCGAGCTTGGCTTAAGGAGCCATTGACATGCCGCTCAACTACAAGCACTACGGAGATCGTCTCCAGGTCACCGCTGCCGGCGCACGCACCGGTGGCGCCATCACGGCCGATCTCCTCGACGCCGGCGGCACGTGCGCTGCTGGTGTCGCGCAGTCGTCCGCGGTGGCGACCGACAAGTACTGGATCCAGGTCCGCGGGGTCTTCAACCTCACGGTTCCGGGCGCCACTGCTGCCGGCATCAAGCTGTACGTCCCGGGCGTCACGCCCACCGCAGGCAACGCGCTGGTGCTGACGGCGACGTCGACCTCCAACAGCCTGTTCTGCAAGACCCTCAAGGCAGCCGACGCGAACAACAAGGCCGACTGCCTCCTGCTCGACATCACTTACTGATCCTCGGAGACCGAGGGTAGGAGGACCCCGCACATGCGCCTCATGGAAAACCTGCACGCCCTCGTCGAAGCGAGGAAGCAGGACATCGACGACGAGTTTCTGGCCGAGGCGGCCGGCGTCGACGATTTCGCCAACATCCTCGGCTCGAACCTGAACCGGTCGCTGGTCAACGCGTACCGCGGCGTGAACATGCCCTGGCGGCAGTACACGAAGCAGTCGGACGTCTCCGACTTCCGCAGCAACGACCGGATCATGGGCTCCGAGGCGGAAGACCTCCTGCCCCTCGGCCCCGGCGGCGTCGGTCCGTACCAGGACTCGAAGCTGTCCGAGCAGAAGTACAGCATCCGGGCCAGCACGAAGGGCCGCGCCTTCTCGATCTCTCGGCAGGCGCTCATCAACGACGATCTGAACTACCTCAAGGACCAGCCCACCCGGTTCGGCCGCTCGGCCGCCCGGACGCTGACCAAGGAGGTCGTGCAGACGGTTCTCGAGGGCAACCTCAACGCCTACGACGGGGTCGCGCTGTTCCACGCGGCGACCCACGGCAACCTGCTCACCACGGGCACCTCGGTGCTGACGGCGGCGAACATCAACCTGGCTCGGATCGCCATCCAGCGGTCCCGGTTCGAGGGTGAGTTCACCGGCCTGACGGCGAAGTACCTCATCGTCCCGCCCGAGCTCGAGACCACCGCGCGTACCATCCTGAACTCCGACTGGATCCCCCAGCCGGGCACCGGGATCGGTAACATCAACCCCTTCCAGAACAGCCTCGAGCTGATCGTGGACCAGTGGCTCACCTCGGCCACCGCCTGGTACGTCGCCGCCGACCCGGCCGACGCGCCGGCGATCGACGTCGCGTTCCTGCAGGGGCAGCAGCTGCCCGACCTGCTCGTCCAGCGCCCGGAGTACCGGCGCGTCGTGGGCGGCGGGGACGACCAGTACATGCACGGCGAGTTCGACGAGCTCCGCTACGCGGTCCGGTACGACTACGGCATCGCGGTCGCCATGTACCAGGGCATCTTCAAGGGCGCCGGCGTCTAGCCCTAGCTCGGCTGACGGAGAATCGGGCCGCTCTGCCCCCGTGGCGGGGCGGCCCTTTCCGTAGGAGAGACACGTGGCGACCTTCCCCGCAGGGGTAGTCAGCAAGCCAACAGGCATCATCGACGGTCTCCAGATCCTGGCAGCTCATGTCGGGACGCTGTGGGATGAGGTCATCTCGGTCGAGTCCGAGCTGACCGGCGTTGGTGCTGGAGCGTTCTTCCTCGATATCCGGCCCACGACAGCCGGTTCCGTCATCTTCCAGTCCCGGCAGCTGGCGGGAGACACTCAGCCTCGGTTCCAGATCACCGGTTCGGGTGACCACCGGTGGGGCTCTGGCTCGGCTGCCACGGACATTACGCTCTCCCGTTCTGGTGCTCGGGTCCTGTCGTTGGCAGGCTCCGAGGTCATCAACATCGCCAACCTGGCAGATGTCGGCCTCCTGATCAAGGGCGCCGCGAGCCAGTCTGCTCTGCTGCTCGACCTGCAGAACTCGGCCTCCGCCTCACAGTTCTCGGTCAGCGCGGCGGGAGTAGTCACTGCTCTCACCGTCAACGTAGGTACGGCGCTGACTGCCCCGACACTGGCTCCCGGTACCAACACGACCGGCGTGGCGACGACGGCTTTCGTGGGCACCGCGATCACGACTGCTACGGCGGGAGCACTGCCGCCGGGAGTGATCGTCCCCTACGGCGCTGCCGCTGCCCCGTCTGGCTACCTCCTGTGCGACGGCTCCTCCCAGCTGAGGGCCGGCGCGCTCGCCAACCTGTTCGCGGTCGTCGGGACCACGTACGGTTCGGTGGACGGCACCCACTTCAACCTGCCTGACCTCAGGGGCCGGCTCGTCGTTGGCATGGGTACGGGCGTCGGCCTCTCGGTCCGGAACCTGGCTGCCACCGGGGGCGAGGAGACTCACATCCTCTCGGTGGGTGAGCTGGCCTCCCATGATCACGGTGGGGCGACCGGTGGTACTACCCCGACCGGTACGGTCAACGGCAATACCGCTACGGGTACCACGGACGGCACGACGGTCACCGGGTCGAACGGCAACGGTGGCTCCCACGCCCACAACGGCCAGGGCAACATGTTCGTGGACCTGGCAAACGGGTTCATTGAGATGGCCCGTAACGGCTCGGGCGTGTCTGCCACTCGGTTCAGCTACGAGGGTACTGCCGGCACTGGAGTCATCACGTCGGACTACCTCGGCGCTGACATTCCAGTCCAGGGCAACACCGCCGCAGATGGCATCCATACCCATACCTGGACCGCGACGGGAGCTCATACCCACACGTTCACGACGGCAAGCCATACCCATACCTTCACGGGTAACTCGCACACGCACACGATCACGGCAGCGGGTTCGGGTAC